CTCCTTTCTGGGCTGCGTTTATGCGTCGGCCGTGAACGATACGGCGCCGACTACCTGGAAGTTCACCTGCTCCTTGACAACAGCGTCGATGGTCGCGCCGACGTTCAAGCTGGTGAATGTCACCCAGACGTTGATGTGATCGCCGGTCTGATCCTGGTCCGGATCGTAGTTGAATAGTTGCAGCAGGAAATATTTGTCGCCCCTGGCGATGGCTTCCTGCAGGCAGTTCAACAGCGTCTGGCCGCCGATGAAATACCCGTTGGCCGATCCGGATCCGCCCGCCTGGCCCGGCAGCGCTTCTTTCCAGTCCTGTCCCATGCGCGAGCAATCCGCCATGTCCAGCGTAAGGTTGAGTGTCCAGTCGATCAAATAGCCGACTTTCTGGAGCGCGGCGGCCGGGACATAGCCGTTGTTGCCGGTGACGGTGACGTTGCCGACGTTGCCGGTGAAAATGGCCGTTCCGTTGGTTAAATTGACCTGGAGCACGGTCTTCCCGCCGTCGTCCGTCCAAGTGGGCGGAGCGTTCGGATTCAGCAGGCGGGCGGTCGCGTCGGTGATCTGCGCCTGATCGCCGGATTCCGTTGTCGGCTCGCTCTTTAAGTTGCCGATGACCCACTGGTCGCCGACAGTGTGGCCGTCCACGGCGGCAAAAGTCAGCTTCTGCCCGTCGGCCAGCGTCTGTTCCGCGCCGGTAATGGCCACGCCGGCCGTCCAGGCGCCGCCGTTGACGCGCCACTTGAACGTGTCCGGCGACGCGACGGTGGCATCAATGACGACTTCATAATAGGTGAGATCAGCCGCGGTTGAGCCGACCCCCCAGGTCAAATCATTGAGGCCGCTGCCGGAAAATCCGTTCGGCCTCAAAACATACAGCGCGCCCAGTTTTCCGTGCGTGGGAGTTGTAGGTGATCCCATTTTGTTTCCCTCCTTTGCCGGGTCTAAAGACCCGGACTACGTTGATGTGGCGAAGACCCGGACTACGTTATGCGGCGTCAGTCAGCGTCAAGGCACCGTCGCCCTGGAAGTTGATGGTCGCGGAGACGACTCCACCCATGGTCGCGTTGATGCTTACGCCGGTGATGTAAATATTGCCGGTGAACGCATTCGTCGATGCATCCAAAAGGAATTTGACGTCGGTCAGTTTGGTTCCCGGCGTCGCGGCGACCAGGTTGTCGAAAAACGCTTTCTGCTCGGTGTTGCCGGCAACGAAATAAGCCTCAAAGGATCCGCTCCATCCGGCCTGACCGGGAAGCGCTTCTTTCCAGTCCTGGCCGACGCGCGAGGAGTCCGCCATGTCAAGGTTGACGTTTAAGCTCCAGCCCTTGCTGTAGTCCATCGCAACATTGTTTTTTTCCACCCGGCAAACTTTGCCGTGGAAAGGTGTGGTGTTGTATGCCATTTTTTATTTCCTCCATTTTTTTCTGTTATTTGGTTCCGGCGCTTCCGCCGCTTCTTCCGTTGTTTCCGGTTCCGCTTCGGGTTCCGGTTTCGGCGCCCGCTGGATCCGGCCGACCGGCTTTTCTTCCAGGTTGATGACAGTCGCCACCGCACCTGGGCAATCCAGGCAGGCAGGCGTCACGTTCGCCCGGCTGCGGTCGCGTTCGCAAACCTCCCTTGCGCATTCAATCAAAACTCTTCCTCTGTACGTTGTCGGCATTTTCCCCTCCTTCTATAAGCTCGGCAAAACCATGTATTCATACGTCAGGCGCTTTTTCAGGATCGGCATGTCTTCGGTCCCGATGGTTTCGCTCTCGGTTTCGCCGACGCAGTAGGCATCCATAACGCCTGAAATTGACAAATAGTTCTCATGCAGGACGGTGTTGATGTCGCCCGCGATGTCCAGGATGCCCTTGATGGACGGGCTTGCCTGCCCCACTACCGGAGTTTCGCCCGCGGTCATCTCGACGTAAATAATGACGTGCGCACTGTAGCGGACATCCCAGGCCAGTTTCGTGCCGGAGGCCGTCGCTTCCTTGTCCTTGATGATCGGTCCGTCTTTGATTCCGATGGCCGGAAACGTGCAACCAATGGGGACCAGGTATTCGTCCGGCGTGACGAAAATGTCGGCGTCCGCGACGTAGGACAGCGTCGCCGCATTTTTCAGAGCCGTCTGAATGCCTTGCACGAGTGTTTTCATGTCCATGGTTTACGCCCCCAGTTGACGCCGCGCGCTGCGGCTGACTTCAATGTGCCAGATGCCTTCCGCCCGTCCGCCGGCCGGTTCGCCCACGACGTACCAGGTTTCCGAGTTGACGGTGAACGTGTCGCCGCGACGCGGCGCGGTGATGTCCGAATATTTGGCCAGGATGACCATTCGGTCGCCGGGCGGAATGGTCGCCTCAATAGCCGGATCCTCGTCGGTCAGGATCACCTCAATCGACTTGGCCGTGGATCCTTTGGCCGTGTATGTCACGGCCTCCGCGAATTCGTCGGTCTCAAAAAATACAGCCAGGTCGGTTGTCATGTCGGCTTTCAGGGTCATTTCTTCCTTTTCCTTCTTTGCCGCTTTTCCTTCTTTGCGGCTTCCTTGCGTCGGACGGTTCCGGTTTTCATTTCTGCGCTGCCAGCATCGCGTTTTTGTTGTCGCTGCCGCGGCTGGAGCCGAAGAAATATCCGACAACCATTCCGGCGTTTGTTGAGAGCGACCCGAAGAGCATGGATAGGATCGGGTCCGTGGCAATTTCTGACTCCGGCGCGACGACTTTCAGGACAATCAGGGCGATGATCGCGCCCAGCCAGCCGCCAATGACAACCCAAGCCAAGATGAACATGTTTTTGTCGCGCGTGCCTGTAGCTTTGGTGGTTTCGATTTCCCGCTGCCGGGCGTTTTGGACATCGCCGATCAGCATCTGCTCTTGCTGGATCTGGAGCTTCTGTAGCTCTATTTTGTTGTCCATCTCGTATTTCGCCAGCTTCAGCGCGGATTCCGGATCCGTGGCAATGGCGGCGGCCACGGATTCCTGCGTCGCCGGGACGCCCAAGGCGGAGGCCACCAGCTTGATGGCCGATCCGGCCACCGCGCCGACGGCCGTGCCGCCGGGTCCGAAAAGCGATCCCAGAATAGGCGCCGCCTGGCTAACGGTTCCAACTACTTTTGACCAATCCATTACAGCTCCCCCGTTTCTACGATGTCGGTGACTTCCTGCGCGCGACGAGGCGTCTGCGTAAACCAGGCGCTGTCGCGCATCTCTTTGGCCGCGTCTTCCCAGCGCCCCGTGTTGATGGCGGCGATGGCTTTGCGGAATTGGCGGGCGCGGCGAAAACCAAGCTGGAAAACAAAATCAGTCAACGCCATTCTGCGGGCGTCATCGATGCCGTCAAAATTCGGGAACAGGACGCGGCAGTCGGCGACGGCCTGGCGGACGGAGGTCTTCAGCAGCCGGTCGATCATTTCGCCCGTGATATGGCCGTTCTCCGTAAGAAAATGGCTGACATCCGGCGGCAGCTCATTGGCGTCCATATTCCATCCGACGCCGATGGTGTTGGCGCCGGCCGGGCAGAGATAAGGCCGCGCGCGCCGTCCTTCGTGTTTTTCAATAAATTCGTAAACGTCCATTTTTCATCCCACCGCAATCTTAACCAAAACGCCGATGATGATCCCGCCGCCGCCGATCAATACGGCCCAGATCCCTTTGATGTTCAAGCATATCGACGTGATTTCCTGGCAGAGTCCGGTCTTTCCGTTGCCGAATAAAATCTCCCCGTGGGCGCGCAGTGTCTTGTAGTTGGCAAAGGCGATCTTCACGAGGAACTTCAATTTTTCGCTGTCCGGCATGTCGGCCAGGGAATCTTCGTCCATTTCAATTTTGACGTATTCGATGTCTTTCGCCATTCGTCCGCTCCTCAACGCCTTCATTCCACTTCGCCCTGGGCGAAGACGCAGATCGCACCGGCACCGTCGGCGTCAACCACAAGCGCCTTACCCGCGGCCAGCTCCATTGCCGGGTTGAAATTCCACTGCAGGGCCTGCCCGGTCAATATCGAAATCGGGCCGATCAGCGCGGTTTTAACGGCGCCCGTGTCTTCTTCCTGGCCGACTGTTATGGCCAGCGTGCCGACGCTGTTGTTGGAGATCGTCAGGTGGCGGACCTTGATGCTTTTCCCGACTTCGGCCGCTTTAAGTTCTTCACACCCGGACGCGTCCGCGCTGGTTGCGTTCAGGATAAATCCATTCTTTGCTGTCGGCGTTGTCACTGTAATTGCCATATCGTTGTCCTCATCAGGGCGAGCCTTCCGGCCCGCCCTGTGGTTCTTGGTTTATGTTGTCGGCAGCGCCAGAACGATGATGCTGCATCCGCCCGTCGCATCACCAACAGCCGCCGTGGAAGTCACAATGATTTCCTTCGTGGCTGTATTCGTAAAGGCAAAAGCCAAGACGGTTCCCGCTGCTTCGGTATCAAGGACGGTTCCGGCCATGCACTTTTCGATAGTGCCGTCTTCACCAATCTTAACCGTGGGAAGTGTACCTGTTCCAGCGTAATAAGTTTCATCAACCACGACCAGCACAAGGCAAGCCCTGTCTTTTGTATCGTGTGCTGCCACAATGGTCGTAGTCGCCGCATCGGTTTTTGTTACAGATACAGAACCGCCTAAACCAGCGGTAAGAAGGGCGGCTACTCCCGCACCATTGGCCAGCATCGCATTAGTGACTTTACCGGCCCCGATAGCGGTCACACCGGCGTTGGTAACAGTGACGTCTCCCGTCAATGTCTGTTCCGCCGCGGCCCCATCCGCTCCCCCGATAAAAATCTTCCCATTTGCAATTGCTGT